AAACATATAAATAGTAGAAAGTGAGGAAAATTATGAGTGAACAAGTTAAAAATTTTATTGACAAATTGTCATTAGGACAAGCGGCTGAAGCGGGTGAAGCATTTAAAGATGCTTTAAGAGATAAAGTAGGTGATGCTTTAGAAGCTAAAAGAAAAGAATTAGCAGGTGTGTTATTTCAAGCACAACCTCATAGTGATGCTAAACCTGAAATAGTTAGTCCTGCTGCAAAAACAGAACCAGTTGCAAATGACAAACAAGGTCAGTAATATATTAAAACAAAATAGAATAATAAATTCTAAATCTTTTAATAGTTTAACTCCTGTTATGAAAGAGGCGGTTAAAGATGTTTTTGTTATTCTAAAGAAAGAACAAAAAGATATTATTAAAAACTTTGAAGGTGCAGTTGATAAAGTTGCACAATGTCACAAAGTTAATAAAGAATTTTTATATAATTATTTTAATAAAGAAGTAAACGAACAATTAGGAGTAAAGTAAAATGGCAACATATATTGCTAAAGGTGCTATAGTAACTAATCCAAGTGCTAATAATATAGGATCAGCACAATTTGTTAATTGTGTAGCAACGTCAGCTGCACAAACTGTTATCATAAAAGATGTTGATACTAATACATTAGGAGAGATTTATTTACATTTAGCTGGAGATGATGTTACAATTGAAAAAGCACCATCAGATACTATAACATTAGCTGCAGGTAAAGTTAGTGCTGTGGGTTCTCCAAGAAGTTAATATTTTTATAAATAGTAAAAAGAGGGAAAATGAAACTAATAAGAGAAGAAATTAATGACGCTACGTATCTTGTAGAAGAAAAAGACGGTAAGAAAAATTACTCAATTAAGGGTGTATTTTTACAAGGCGATATTAAAAATCGTAACGGTAGAATTTATCCATCTCAAATCTTGCACAAAGAAGTTACAAGATACAATAAAGAATTTATCAATAAAAATAGAGCATTTGGAGAATTAGGACATCCAGATGGCCCTACAGTTAATTTGGAAAGAGTATCACACATGATCAAAAAACTCTATCCAGAAGGAAAAAATTACATAGGTGAAGCAAAAATTATGGACACTCCTTATGGTAAGATTGTAAAAAGTCTTATTGATGAGGGTGCCAAATTAGGTGTTTCATCAAGAGGTATGGGATCATTAGTACAAAGACAAGGACAACACTTTGTAGGAGAAGATTTTTATTTAGCAACTGCTGCTGATATAGTTGCAGATCCAAGCGCCCCAGATGCTTTCGTAGAAGGTATTATGGAGAATAAAGAGTGGGTGTGGAACAACGGTTTACTAGTAGAACAAGACGTTGCTGAATGGAAAAAAGAACTTATTAGAACTAAAAAAATTGAATTAGCTGAGAAGAAAGCAACGATTTTTAAAGACTTTTTAAGTAAACTATAATAGAAAACGTAATTATTATAAATATCTACAATAAAGAGAGATATTTTAATCGATTAAAATAAACAAGGAGATTTCTCAAATGGCTACAGAAAACAATGTAGAAACGAAGCAAACAATAGTTGAAGCGGATGCTACTACTATTCCTGATGCTCCAAAGAAAAACGCTGTTCCAGCTGAAACTTCACCTCTAAAAAATGAGGCAGAAGATTTAGGTGCGGCAGTTACGAGCTCAACAGACACGCTTCCAGACGCTACAAAAAAATCTAAAAAAGTTTCTACTGCTCAAAATGCAAAAGCTGCAGATGTAGATGTTAGTAAAAACCCAGACACAGAAGCTGGTGTTACTAAAGCTGCTACTCCAGGTCAAACATTAAAAGTTGAAGAACAAGAAAAAGAAGAAAAAATGGATCTATCTGATGATGTGAAAGCATTAATCGGAGACGAAAAATTAACTGAAGAATTTAAGACTAGAGCTGCTACAATATTTGAAGCTGCTGTTAAATCTAAAGTTAATGAAGCTAAGAAAAAAATCCAAACTTCTTACGAAGAAAAATTAAAAGAAGAAGTTAACTCTACAAAAGCAGAACTTGTTGAAAAAGTTGATTCATACTTAAACTACGTTGTTGAAGAATGGATGAAACAAAACGAGTTAGCTGTTGAAAGAGGAATCAAAGGCGAAATCGCTGAGGACTTTATTAGTGGTCTTAAAAAATTATTTGAAGATCATTACATTAATGTTCCTGACGAAAAATATGATGTGTTAGAAGATCAAGCTTCTAAGATCGAAACGTTAGAGAAAAAACTTAACGAACAGATCGAAAACAATGTTAAATTAAATTCTGAAATTGGTAAGTTAACAAGACAAGATATAGTAGATGCTGTATCTACTGGCTTAACTGATACTAATAAAGAAAAGTTTAATAAATTGGCTGAAGAAATTGAATATTCTAATGCTGAAGAATTTAGAAAAAAAGTAACGACTATTAAAGAGTCTTATTTTAATACTAAAAAAGAAATTTCATCTAACAGTGAAATAGATAACGTTGCCGAAGGCGAGACTACTAACGTAGATTTGTCAAACGCTATGACTGCTTATGCGGCCGCTATCAGTAAAACAAAGGACTCAATTAAATTGGGTTCAAAAAAATAAAGGGAGAAAAAAAAAGATATGTACTTATCTGAACAATTAGTTAAAAAATGGCAACCGGTTCTTGAACATCCTGAACTCCCAAAAGTAACGGATAGTTATAAGAGAGCGGTTACCGCTGTTATCTTGGAAAACCAAGAGAGAGCAATAAGAGAAGATAGAGCATTTTTGAATGAATCTGCACCAACTAACGCAACTACTGGCGGTGCAAATCCTTTAGCAAATTGGGATCCAATCCTAATTTCTTTAGTAAGAAGAGCAATGCCGAATCTTATCGCATACGACATAGCGGGCGTACAGCCTATGACTGGTCCAACTGGACTAATCTTTGCTATGAGAGCGAAATATAAATCACAAGGTGGTTCAGAAGCATTATTTGATGCTGCTGATACTGCGTTTTCTGGACAAAACAAAGCTGGTTCAACATCTACAGGTTTTTCTGCTGCACAAGCGGGAACTAACCCTTCAGTATTGAACGACAGCCCTGCAGGATCTTACGTAAGTGGTTCTGCTATGACAACTGCTAAAGCGGAAGCTTTAGGAGATGCTGCTGGAAATAGTTTTGCTGAGATGGCATTTTCAATTGAGAAATCAAGTGTAACTGCTAAATCAAGAGCTCTGAAAGCTGAATACACTATGGAATTAGCACAAGATTTAAAAGCTATCCATGGTTTAGATGCTGAAACAGAACTTGCAAACATCCTATCTACTGAAATCCTTGCGGAAATCAATAGAGAAGTTGTAAGAACTATTTACATCAACTCAGAAAAAGGCGCACAATTCGGAACAACTACTAGTGGAATATTTGACTTAGACACAGATTCTAATGGAAGATGGTCAGTTGAACGTTTCAAAGGTTTAATGTTCCAAGTTGAAAGAGAAGCTAATTTTATAGCACAAAGAACTCGTAGAGGAAAAGGTAACATTCTGATCACTTCATCAGACGTTGCTTCTGCTCTACAAATGGCTGGTGTTTTAGATTACGCTACGTCTTTAAACAACAATCTACAAGTAGATGACACAGGTAATACATTTGCTGGAATCCTTAATGGAAGATATAAAGTTTATATCGATCCATATTCTGCAAACCAATCTGCAAGTCAATACTTCGTAGTTGGATATAAAGGTGCATCACAATACGATGCTGGTCTTTTCTATTGTCCATACGTTCCACTTCAAATGGTGAGAGCTGTTGGTCAAGATAATTTCCAACCAAAAATTGGATTTAAGACTAGATACGGTTTAGTTGCTAATCCGTTCGCTGAAGCAGGTGCTGGTGATACAGCTATTGTATCAGGAGCAGGAAGTGCTAATGCTAACAGATACTACAGAAAAGTTAAAGTTTCTAACTTAATGTAAGCTATCCGTTCTTTATAGAACAGTAATTAAAGGGAAGGACCTAAAAATCCTTCCCTTTTTTTTTATATAAATAATTGTATGACAACTATTAATTCATATTCAAGACAACCTACTAAATTAGATTATGCTAGTCCTACACAGTTTAAATTTAACATATTAAAATTACCTACTGTAGAATACTTTTGCACAGCTATAAACATACCAGGTGTAAGTTTAAGTGTGTTACAACAAACAACTCCTTTAAAAGATATACCTGTTCCAGGTGAAAAATTAACATATGCAGATTTAACTATGTCATTTTTAGTAGATGAAAACTTATCTAACTATCAAGAAATACATGGTTGGTTAACAGGATTAGGATTTCCTAGAGATAACATTCAGTTTACAAATTTAGTTAATGCGGGTTCTGATAGATTCCCAGTAGGTGCAACAAACACGGGTTCTACATTATCAGATGCTACATTACTAATATTAACTAATAAAAACAACCCAATAACAGAAGTAAGATTTAGTGATTTGTTTCCTGTTGCATTAAGTGGTCTACAATATAATCAACAATTAACAGATATAAATTACTTGACAGCAGAGGTTACGTTTAAATATAAGATATATGAATTTGCAAATGTAGGTTCATCTACTACAAATGAAGTAACATCATAAGACTTGATTTTTTAATCATTTTGTGATATATTAATATAATGGATTTAGAACAATTACAATTAGAAGCCGATAAAGATTTAAAGTTAAATGATCTTGAATTAGATTTAGAATCTTTAAAAACTCCTCAAATACATAACAAATATTTAAAGCATTATACTAAGTTTAAATTGTTATTAACTCGTACAGAAGATGAATTAAAAACTCTTAAACGTGATAAATGGGAATATTACACTGGTAAGTCTAGTCCTGAAATATATCAAGCAAAACCATTTGATCTTAAAATATTAAAAACAGATATAGACAAATATTTAGAAGCAGATGTTGACATTCAAAAATTATCTCAAAAAGTAGCATACTTACATACTGTTGTTGATTTTTTAGATCGTACATTAAGAATAATAGTTAACAGAACATATGTTATTAAAAATGCTATTGAATGGAAACGTTTTACATCTGGAGCAATTTAATGTACTTAGAAAATAATCATTGTATATCTGTAGGTCTTTTTGATAAAAGTTTTTGTGATAGTATCATTGAAGTAGCAGAAGAAGCTAAATTGCAAGAAGCCAAAATACAAGATGGCGATAATAATAATAGAAATTCAAAAGTAACGTGGCTAACAAACGAAGTATTAAATAAAGAAGTTTCAGAAGTTATTAATAATCATAATACAAAGGCAAAATGGAATTTTAAATTAAATGAATTTGAACCATTACAATATACTGTTTATGAAATTAATGATCATTATGACTGGCATATTGATAGTCATTCAAAACCATATCCAAATGGTTTAATAAGAAAGATAAGTTTTACATTATGTTTAAACGAAGAATATGAAGGTGGAGAATTTGAAATATCTAAACCTAATCCTAAACCAGAAAAACATATTAATATAAAGTTTAATGACAAGTTTACATTGGGAACTGTTATTTCTTTTCCTTCTTTTGTTTGGCACAAAGTTAATCCTGTTACAAGTGGTACACGAAAAGTATTAGTAGGTTGGGCAGTTGGTCCTTCTTTTGTGTAACAATGACCCTTACAAGATACATTATAATAGATAAGAAAAACGAGGTCTATTTAAAAATAGAAGCAGAAGATGCTATTCGTAGAGATTTATCAGAATACTTTACATTTGAAGTACCGGGTTATAAATTCACACCTCAGTTTAGAAATCGTTTTTGGGATGGTAAGATAAGATTATTTTCTTATGCAACTGGACAAATATTTGCAGGTCTTTATCCATATATTGTTAAATGGTGTCAAGATAATAAGATACAAGTTGTTGATGGAACTAAAATAAAAGATATAGAAGTAGATAGTAAAGCAATAGATAAGTTTGTTTCGGGTTTAAAAATACCAATGGAACTTAGAGATTATCAAAAGGCTGCGTTTAAACATGCGTTAGAAAAAAGTCGTTGTTTATTATTATCTCCTACTGCATCTGGTAAATCACTTATAGTTTATCTAATAGTAAGATTTAATCTATTAAGACTTAAAGAAAAATCAAATAATAAAATATTAATTATAGTACCAACTACTTCATTGGTAGAGCAGTTATTTAAAGATTTTAAAGACTATGGTTGGAATCCTGATAA